GAAGATTAAAGCTTATAAATAGGTATTTGTTTAAAGGCTTTCTGAAAGGCCTCTTACTTTGTTAAAGATTTAATTTATGGCTAATCCTGTAAACATTAACGTAGGCGCTCTACAGCGCCCTGGTGTGTTTGTTACTCAGTCTTCCACTGGTGGATTACCCCAACCCATTGCATCTCATGCAATTGGTTACATCTTTGGTTCTACTCCCGTGGATCCTTATGATGAGAATCCCGTAGACTCGTACGCATCACTCCCTCCGTATAAACCAACCCAGATTGGTTCTGTAACTGACTTCATTGAGAAAGCAGGTGGTTCACCTACTGCTGGAAGCAATGGGCAGTCTATCGTTTCTTTTGATGCTGTAAATGCATTTTTCGATAACGTCGGTGTCAATGGTATCCTTTACTACACCCGCGTAACTCCTACTCCCGAGGTTAACGTAGTTGTTACCAAGGGCGCAGGTTGGAACTTGTTCACAATTAAGCTTGGTGATCGCTATTTCGGAGACAAGAGTCTCGGATTTAACGACAATGATGGCATTGCTATCAGAGGTATCACCACCACGGCACTTGACGTAAACGACAACGCTTTTGATATTGTTGGATATCTCCAGCAAACTGATCCCGATTTCAGTACCTATTATCGCATTGAACAAACCGACGAAGAGGCTAAAGTTGCTACCTTTAGAATTTATTCTAAAGACGTTCGCATAATTCCTGAAATCCAAGTATTCAAAGGCTACCAGATTGCTGATACTGCTTTTGCAACTCCTACCGATGCCGGTACTATTAACAGCTACGTTCCTACCAAGGAAATCATATTCCGTGCCGTATCAAGAGACATTAGCAACAACGAACCCATTCTTCCTATCTCCGGCGCTGCTGTTGGAGCCTATATCGAAGAAGTTAGTAAAATCTCTCCTGTTACTGAGTCTGATGCAGACTTCATTCACGTAACTAGCGTAGAGTCACTGTCCATTGCTGGTACTTCTGCTGATCCTCTCGCTGCTGGTGATGCTTTCGTAATCGAAGGTATTGATCCTGGCGAAGCTGCTTATGTCGGAACCGGTGTTGATCCTCAGACGGGATTGACTTTCGGAGAAACCTACTACGTATCTGCTATTGACGAAGCAGACAACAAGTTCAAAGTTTGCCCCACCGAAACCGACGCTCTTGCATCTGCAGGCGCTGGTCAGAACCACATTGTTCTTACCGTAACAGGTACAGTTTCTGGTGTAAGAGTTCGCAGACTTAAGTATGACCTCGAAGGCGGTAATCCTGCTGAAGCAAATCCTGCTGTTAAAGCTGCAAACGCTTTACCTTATCTTTCTGATGCTCTTGAAGGTTTTGTTATTAACGCTGGCGTTTATAACAGCACTTCCGATATTGCTAACGGCAAGGTAATTGCGGTTTCTCTTGATAACCGAGTTGGTAAGCCTAGCCAAATTTCTTGGCCTGATGCCGAAGCAAGATACTTCCGCTGGGACTCTGCTACTAGCAGTTTTGTAAGAGGCTTCGATGGATCTGACGCAGATTCCACTCCTAACGGACTCATTACTTCTGTTGGCGGAAACGTAACTAGAAGTGGATATGTTCCTGATAGTGTCCAAGTCTTCTACGTAAACATTGCTGGTGAAAACAGAGCTGTTATTGCTAACGGCGCTACTCCCGCAGAACTTAGCGCATCTATCAAAGAGAGCATAGATGAGATTCTTAGAGATAAGGAACTCGATGCTTTCTACCACGTAGATGTTGTAGATGTTGACTACACACAAGACGGTCTGAGTGCTAATCAGTATGCCCCTAATAACGGTATTAAGATCAGCGATCAGCTTAGCTTGGCTGGTGTACCTCAACTCCGTGCTTCTTCCACCGATGCATCACTTACCGGAAGCCTGGTTTATGCCGGAACTGGTAACATCATTTCTGGAACTCTTACCGCTATTTCTGGTACCGCGGAGATCACTGTTGAAGCTAATGGCGACGGTAAAGTAACCGGAACTGCAACTAGTTTCCTTTCTGAAATCTTCCCTGGTCAGAATCTTCTTATTGGTACTGTTGGCAACGAGAAGTCCTACGAAGTCGTAGAAGTTCTTAGCGACACAATTGCTACCATTAAGCCCTCTGGTCAACCCATCGGTGCTGTTGCTGCTGGCGCAGCGATTCAGGGTATTAGCACGAACTTCACCGAAGAGCTTAACCTCGGAGACTTTGTTGTTATTGCTGGTGTAAGATACCAAGTTTCTCAACAACCTACTCGCGACGATCAGTTCGAAGTTGTTTCTGCTCCTACCTCAGCCTTCCAAAGTAACACTATCGGTTACCTTGACAGTTCTGAAGCCAATGGTTTCTACCGTCATGATTACCTCTTGAAGCTTAAGGTTACTTCAAAGAATGGTATTCCTTCACCCATCGTTCCTGGTCTTGACCGCTACGGTAAGAAGGACATTAACGTCAAGAGAGTTAACTCTCCTGATGAAGCCGCTGACTTCAATGCTTATAAGCTCTCTGCTAAGTCACGAGCTCAGGACTTTGTTTACGCAATTGAGCAAGGTATGGGATCTGGCGACTATCGCCCTGGTTTCCTTTTTGCTCCTGAAGCATACTCGTCCTTCGTAACCACTTCTAGTGGACTTACCAAGACTCAGGCAAGGGTCGAAAGAGTCAAGGTTACTCAGGCGCTTCTTAAGGCTGCCGAAGGTAAACTTGGTGAAGTAGAAGGTATCTCTGGTACTCAGCATATTGCCCTTATCGACTGTGGTGGTGACGAAAACTCCTTGAGCGAAGTTCAAGACGAGTTGGCTTACATCAAGACAGTTGCTGCTGCTCCTTTCGGTCACTCTGCTTTCTACGGTCCTTACATCAAGAACTCTAACGATCGTTTCGTGCCTCCTAGCGGATTTATCGCTGGTATTGCATGTTCTAGATACGTTAACGAGGGCTTCCAGCAAGCACCTGCTGGCGCAAGGTACCCACTTAGAGGAGCAATTGGCCTCCGCTTTGATATCACCGCTCAACAGCAAGAAGTTACTTACCCCTTAGGCCTCAACCCAGTCAGAAGCCTTCCCAACAGAGGTATCGTAGCATGGGGTGCTAGAACTACTAGCCCGAACGCCCTATTCAAGTTTGTTAACACAAGAGCAATCCTTAACGTCCTTCTCGACGTTATGTCAAGAAGCTTCGATGATATTCTATTTGAGCAGATCGATTCTGCTGGTACTCTTTACTCTAGAGCCAAGTCTATTGCCTCCCAGGTAATGGGTCAACTCTATCGTCAGGGTGCACTGTTCGGTGCAAGACCAGAACAGGCCTACTTGGTTGTTTGTTCTGACGCTAATAACAGCTTAGCGGACCTGGAGAGAGGAACTTTAAGACTTGACGTTTATGTCGCGACTTCGCCGACCCTTGAGCGTCTCGTTATCACTGTGGTTAGAACACCTGCTGGTCAGGTTGCTCAGGTACAGGATTCCTTCTCTAGAAACGTTGATAGATTCGATTATCTTCTTAACGCTACCACCATCCAGTAATGAAAATGCCCGATAATAAAGAAGTTTTAAACGCTAAAGAACCTTTAACTTCTCAGCAAGAGAAGAAATCTATAGACATAGAAATGTTCAGAGCTGGTCCCCAGATCAGCTCTACTGGGCAAAAACTAATGTTTACAGAAGAGGACTTGGACCAGGTTGTAGGTACTTATGCTCCCGGCAATCACGAAGCTCCTTTGATTATTGGGCACGATCAATCAGATGGTACGCCCGCGTTAGGGTGGGTAAAAAATCTTTGGAGAAAAGGCAAAGCTTTATGGGGTAACGTAGAACTTACCCCTAAGGCTGAGAAGCTTATCCGTGATGGAGTGTTTAAAAAAGTAAGTAGTTCTTTCTACTTGCCCGAGGCGGAGACTAATCCCCACCCCGGCAAATTGGCACTCCGCCATCTCGGACTCGTTTCGATCCCAGCTGTTAAAGGCCTAACCGCATTTTCCGAAGGTGAACTTAACGAAGAAAAAATCGTAAATTTAAACCCCGAAGAGGGGGAAACCACTATTTCGTTTAAAGAAGCCTTAGAAACAAACCAATCTACTATGACTAGAAAAAAGAAGCTCATTGACAAAGTCAAGGAGGTCTCGGTAGATCAAACTGTTGATCATGCCGAAGGTTCCATGACCGTTAACATTAATATTGGCGGAGGCAAGCCTTCCGTATACGACGACAACGGTAATCAGGTTGATGAAACCGGCGCTCCTGCCGATTACAAAATGGAGTATGCTGATAAGGAAGAAGAAGAAGAAATGGCCCCCGAAGCCCCCGCCGCTGAAGGCGAAAGCGACGATATGGGTCTAGAAGAAGACGGTGAAGAAGGCGGCATGGAAGCCCCTGAAGCATCCGACGAAGAAGAGGAAGAAGCTCCTGCTGAAGAAGGCATGGGTGATGAAGAGGGAGAAGGCGAAGAGCCTGCTGGTGGGGAAGGCGCTGAAGATATTTCCGATGAAATGGAAGACAACGACAAGAAAATTGCCTCTCTAGCTGCCGAGTACGACGAAGACGAGCTCTTCCAAGCACTGGCTCTCAAGAAACAAGCCAGCTCCATGATGGAGAAGGAAATGTCTTCTTATGGCGAAATGCCAGAAGGACTTAAAAAGCACATGGAAGAAAAGGAAGGTAAAGAGGGCATGGAAATGGAAGAAGAGGACGAAGAAGAGAAAAAGAAAAAGGAAGCTGATCATGCTGAAGACATGATGATGGAAGAGAAAGAAGAAGAAGAGGAAAAGAAAGAGGAAGAGGCCGATCACGCTGAAGACATGATGATGGAAGAGCACGAAGATAAGGAAGAAGAAGATAAAGAAAAAGAAAAATCTGAAATGTCCAAAAAGATTAAAGAAGAAGGGAAAGAAAAAGCCGACCATGCTGAAACAGCTGAACCTATGGCTACCGAATCTCTAGATCATAGCGAATCCGCTATTGGAGATCAGAGCATTGAAAATCTCAACGCTCGTGTAGCCGAACTCGAGGAAGAGCCTAACAGGCAAAGAAAGCTTGCTCGCGAGAAAGAAATTTCTTCGTTTGCTGAAGGACTCTATGAGTCTGGTAAGCTCACAGAACAGGTTGTTCCTAAGGGCGATCTTGTTCGATTCATGGAAACTCTTAACCATAAGAACTCTGTGAATTTCTCTGAGACTGGTAAGGCATCTCAGTTCGACTTCATGCGTGGAGTTCTTGAGTCCCTTCCCTCTATGGTCTCTTTTGAAGAGTTTGCAACTCCAGCCACCGCTCCTAAAAAAGCTCAAGCTGTTGAACCAAACGCTTCTGGATATGTATATGATCCAAACACTGCTGATGTTCATGCCGAAGCGTTATCTTACGCCGAACAGAACGGATGCGATTACTTAACTGCTGTTAAGTTCGTTATTAATAACAATTGAGGTTTTTTACTAATGGCAACTGATCCCCGTTACATGTCTTTTGACCATCAGTATGTCGAGACTGTTGAGGTAACTGACGCTACCAACCTTTCGGCTGGTGTTGAAGCTCACAGATTCGTCAAGCGTGATGGCTCTTACCCCGCTGCTGGCGATTACGCTGCTGGCGCAACTTACTACGATATTCCTGGCCAAGGCGAACTTACCGCCAAGGGCTTCCAGGTTGAAGATGGCTCTACTCTCGTATATGAGGGCCAACTCAATCCTTCCACTACGCCTTATAAGCCTGGCGTACTTCTCTACCAAAAGTTCCTTAGTGTTGTTACTAGCGGTATCGTCATTGTTGAAGTTGACGCTGCTGCTGGTGCATTCGCTGTAGACGACGCCGTTTACGCAACCGCTACCGGAACCGCTTCTGGCACCGCTGGAGCTGGTGTTGTTATGGGCCGCGCACTCGATACTTCCGCTGCTACTACAGCTGGTCAGTACATTCGCGTAAAGCTCGGAAACCAAGCTGGCGCTTGATAAGATACTAAAGGAGACTATTTATCATGATGAATCTAGATCAGGTACGCGTAATTGACCCTATACTTACGCAACTTGCCCAAGGCTATAGAAATGCTGAAGGCGTAGCTACATTCTTCGGTCCCGCTGTATCTATGAATACCCGCGCTGGCCGTACCCTCGTTTTTGGTAAGGAAGCATTCGCTGCTCAGTCCTTCCTCCGTGCTCCTGGTTCTAACATCCAGAAGATCCAAAACGAATTCGGAACCAGAAGCTTCTCGCTCCGTCAGGAAGCGATCAGCTGGGAAATTGCTGAAGAGATCGCTGCAGAAGCCAAGAACGGCGCTGCTCAAATCGATCTTCGCCAGTACGCCGCCAAAGATGCTGCTCAGCGTCTTATGCAGTCTTGGGAAGTTCAGGTCGCCGCTTCTGTAACTGATGACACCCAGTACGAGTCAACTTGCGTCTTTGACCTTGCAACTCGCGCTTCCGGTGCAGACCAGTTCAACCAGGCTACCTCCGATGTTGAAGTTCTGATGGACGAGGCTAAGGAAGCCGTCAGAGCCCAGATCGGTATCTATCCTAACAAGATGGTCATCTCTCCTGATGCCTTTAACGCCCTCAAGCGTAACAAGAGAATCAGAGACTTCATGCAGCGTGGCATCCTCGTTAATGAGGCTTCCCTCGCCAACATCTTTGGTCTTGACGAGATTCGCGTAGCACGTAGACTTAAGCTCAACGACGCCACCGGCGCTCTTGAGAACATCTACAACAACACTGCGATCCTCTTCTATCAGCCTTCTGGCGCTACCGACGGTTTCGCTCCTGCAATGGACGCTAACTATGGTAACCCTTCTTACGCTTATACGTACACCTTGGCTGGTTATCCTATCGCCACCCCCGAGCGCTTTAATATTGAACGCAGGGTGTTCACAGGCGATATCCTCGTTGAGCGCTCTTTCGAGCTCGTAGGCATGGGTGAGAACGGTAAAGTTGGCTCCGGCGTTGTATTCAAGAACGTTGTTGGTTGATATACCTTTTTCAAACTAACTAAATTGGCTGGCCTTCGGGTCAGCCCTTTTTGTTTAAAGTAAAAAGAAGAAAGTATATAAGC